CCTGAACATACTCATGCAGGGTATCTTCTTTCGGGTGTTTATTACGCAAAGGCTCACGAGGGGTGCGGAGATATATTATTTCACGATCCTGCGTGGGTAGCAAAATCAATGATGCTTGCAGGAAATTCTACTTTCCCAATAGCAGGGACAAGAGAACATAGAAGCCCAAAATCGGGCGATCTCATTCTTTTTCCTTCATGGCTACCTCATTCGACTGAACCCAATGAGACAAATGAAGATAGAATAATAGTGAGTTTTAATTTCACTTTCGGTGGGGGCAACTACCAATGACTCTCCCTATTAGACTGATACAAAGGAGGAATCTTTACTAATGACCACATCATTTCTACATGGGCCAGAAGTACTCGAGATTGATAGTGGCCTTCGCCCTATTAGAACAGTTACTTCAGCCGTAATAGGACTCGCAGGAACAGCACCAAATGCTGATGCTACTGTGTTTCCATTGAACACACCTGTTCTCGTTTCTGGCTCAAGAACCAAGGCTTCGAAACTAGGTGCGACAGGCTCTTTGCCTACAGCAATTGATGGAATATTTGATCAAATTGGTGCGACAGTCGTTGTCGTAAGAGTTGAAGAAGGTGCTGATGAAGCCGCAACCCTTACAAATTTAGTCGGATCAGCAACAGGCTTTACAGGCGTTCACGGTTTTATGGCTGCTGAATCTACTGTTGGCGTTATTCCAAAAATTCTTATAGCTCCCGAATTTACACATCAAACATCAGGCGGCAACGCAAACCCAGTAGTTTCAGAACTTCTTGGATTAGCTAGTTCAACTGCTGGTATAGGCACAAGGTTGAGAGCAGTTGTTATTGCTGACGGCCCTAACACTGACGATGCAGACGCTATTCAGTATGCTGCCGATCATGGTTCTTCAAGACTTCTAGCCGTTGATCCATGGGTTAAAGTTTACAAAGGCGGTGCTTATTCAGACGAGCCAGCAAGTGCAAGAGTCGCAGGACTTATTGCAAAAAGCGATGCTGAAAGAGGTTTCTGGTGGTCTCCATCTAATCAACCTATTTCTGGAATAGTTGGAACTTCAAGACCTGTTCCTTTTGCTTTAGGCGATCAGAACAGCACAGCAAACACTCTTAATGAACAGAAAGTCACCTCAATAATTAGAGAGGACGGATTCAGATTATGGGGTAATCGTGGAACTGGGCCTGATGGTATGTTCCAATTCTTGTCAGTCCGCAGAACAGCAGACATGATTCAGGAGAGCCTTCTAAGATCCCATCTATGGGCTGTTGATAGGTGTATTAATAAAACATACCTCCAAGACGTAAAAGAAAGCGTCAATCAGTACCTAAGAAGTCTCAAGGCTAGAGGTGCAATTATCGGGGGTGAGTGTTGGGTTGATCCCGAGGCTAATACTCTTAGTTCTATAGCCGCAGGAAACGCAACATTTAATTTTGACTTCACTCCAGCGTATCCAAGTGAAAGAGTAACTTTCAATTCGTTAATTACTAACGACTATTTGACTGAATTTGTTTTCGATATTTCTGATGTCGATAACACTTCAAACATCACTGACGAACAATCAGATGATGACACAACCAACACTGAATCAAACGACTAGGAGGTAAATTATGTCATTACCAAGAACCCTGAAAAACTTTACCCTCCAAGTTGACGGTAGAGGATATGCAGGACGCATCACAGAACTAACACTTCCAACACTAACAGTCACAACCGAGGACTTTAGGGCTGGAGGCATGGACATGCCAGCACAGATCGACACAGGTATGGAGGCTCTTGAAACAAGCTTCACACTTGCTGAATATGAACCAGAAGTTTTAAAACTTTTTGGACTAACTGTTCAGAACGCTGTCAATCTTGTAGCAAGAGGAGCCTTACAAAGAAACGGAGAGGCAGCAGTTCCTATGACTGTTACTATGAACGGTCATATAAAAGAATTCGATCCCGGATCTTGGTCTGCTGGTGAGATGACTGAAGCATCTTTCACTCTTGGCTTGCGTTATTACAAACTAGATGTCGATGGTACAACTTACCACGAGATTGATGTTGAAAACATGGAACGCAAGATTGAAGGGGTTGATCAGCTTGCTACAATTCGAACAGCAATGGGAATCTAGTTAAATGGTAAAACCCCACACAAAAAGGCCTTCTGAAGTAATTGAACTTCAGTATCCTGTTTCGATAGATGGGACGACAGTTGAAGAACTTTCGATGCGTCGTCCTACCGTTCGAGATCAAATTTTGTTTGAGGACGGCAAAGGAAGTGAGGCAAGAAAAATTGTAAAGATGCTTGCTAATCTTTGCGAGGTTTCAGAAGAAACAATTATGGATCTCGATCAAATTGACTTCCTAAAAATAAGTGAAGTCTTATCGGGTTTCCAAGAGCCTCAGTCAAAGAACTAAGAAGGGGCTGCATTATTCTTGCGAAGCTTACTGGCTGGGGCTTAAACGACCTTCAGGATTTATGTATTGGCGAACTCCAAGAGTGGCTAAAATCTGCACAGGAGGTCGAAAAAGAAATTAACAAACAAATTCGGAAGAAGTAAATGGCAGGTCGTGGCCCCTCAAAAATTAGTATTGAGATAGGAGGAAAGGTTGACGCTTTCCAACATAGTCTCAAACAGGCTCAGAGGTCGGTTTCTACATTTACGGAACGGACGAAAAGATCTTTCAATGATGCTGCAATAGCCAGCAAAAGAGCGTTCAAAAATATCACTGGAAATGCACTATGGCAACAAAGTGCAATCGCAGCCGCAGGAATTGGAACTGTATTAGTTGCCAATGTTAGGTCAGCAGTCCAATTTGAAGAGGCGATGGCTGATGTAAAAAAGGTCGTTGACTTCCCTACTCCTAAAGCTTTCAAGGAGATGAATAGGGATATTCTAAATTTATCTAAAAAGATTCCTGTTACTGCTGCAGGATTAGCTGAAATTGTTGCTGCTGCTGGTCAGGCTGGTATCGCACGAGAAGAACTTACAAGTTTTGCAGATACAGCCGCAAAGATGGCAATCGCTTTTGATATGACTGCAGGAGAAGCAGGAGAAGCGATGGCAAAGATGCGAACTGCAATGGGGCTTAACCAAGAAGAAGTCACAGCCCTAGCAGATGCAATGAACCATCTGTCGAACAATATGGCTTCAACGGCCCCTCAAATCACGAACTTCATGTTGAGGGTCGGTGCTGAGGCAAAACAATTTGCATTCGCAGAAGAACAAGTTGCAGCCTTTGGTTCTGCGATGATTGCTGCTGGAGCTGCACCCGAAGTTGCTGCGACCAGTTTTAGAAATTTAACTAAAGCACTTTCAGCAGGAAGTAATGCGACCAAGAAACAAAGGGAAGCATTTTCAGAACTTGGTTTAGATGCAGTCGAAGTGTCAGAAATGATGCAAGAGGACGCTGCAGGAACTATTCAGAAAGTATTTAAACTTCTTCAAAATGTTGATCCCGCAAAAAGGGCATCAATGACTAAGATGTTATTCGGAAGTGAAGCAAGGGCATTAGCACCCCTTCTCACGAATATGGATCTTCTTGATGAAGCATTAAAAACTGTTGCAGATAATGAATTATTTAAAGGCTCGATGCTTAAAGAATTTGAAGCAAGGTCGGGAACTGCTGCAAATCAAATGCAGTTATTTAGAAACAATTTAAAAGCATTATCTATCGTTCTAGGTACGACAGTCCTCCCAGTTCTTAACGCTGTCATCGGTGCTTTAACTCCTATCATTGGTGGCCTTGCTGGACTTGTAGAACGGTTCCCCATTTTAGGGGGAGCCATTATGTTGGTTTCTGGCGTGTTTGTTGGCCTTATTGCTTTGATGCCTTTGGTCGCATCTGGCTTCATACTTATGTCTGCGGGGCTTACCTCTTTCAAAGCTTTGGCGGCGGCTGGTATTTTTGCGAAGTTGGGAACTTCCGTAATGATGCTCGGTGGAATTATTAAAGCTTTTGCCATTGGATCAATAAAAGCAATGATCCCACTGATCGGAACTGTCTGGACATTGGCTGCCCCCTTCCTTCCAATAATTGCTGCCGTTGCTGGGGTCGGGGCTGCTCTTTATGCTTTATGGAAATTTAGAAAGCCAGTTGGAAATGCTTTCAAATTTATTGGCAAAGTAGCGTTCGGACAAATTTATAAAATTTGGGATGCGATTAAGTGGATTTGGAGTACTGCCTCAAATGGTCTTAGAGACTTTATTCAAATGTATATCGATTTCTGGAAAACACTTCCTCAGAAATTGTTCAACATTGGCAAAGGGATGGTCATGGCTCTTTGGAATGGCCTCAAAGATATGTGGACAAAATTAAAAGCATGGCTCGTTGAAATTGTTGATTGGATTAAAGATTTAAACCCTTTCAAGGGATGGGGAGAAGCAATTGAAAATGCAATTAACGGTCTGAAGTTCTGGAATAAAAATAAGGATAATTCAGTAGATGATACGAGCGATGGTGACGGTGAAGGGAAAGTATTAATCCCACTGAAGAAGGATGGTGGTGGAATATTAGGCCCGATGCCTGACGTAAATAATTTCGACAGTAACCCAATGAAAAGGGACTTTCAGGGTCTTGAAATTCCTATGGGAGAAGTTGGAACCTTAGAGGGTGGAACGACTGAAAACCTTTCGAATAGCAAGACCACTGTGGTCAATAATAATGTAGAAGGTTTCACTATCAATGTCGGTAGTGGGGTTCCTGAAGAAATTGGCGAACAAGTTCAGGAGGCTTTAGTCGCAGCCTTGAACGATGCTACTTCAGATCAACGAGCTTTATTGAGCGATTAACATGACAATTTTTTCACAAAGCAAACCAGCACTAATGAACCTCGGAACTTTTCAATTCGAGGTAAACACAGCAGCATATCAAGCATTGAGAAGAAATACTTCTTTTCGGTGGGCTAAAAATGACAGGCTGACACGAACACCCTCTAGACAATTTGTTGGACAAGGTGATGACAAAATTACGCTATCAGGACGCATATATACCGCACATGGAGGAGGTTTAGGTCAATTAGATCGAATGAGGGAAATGGGTAAAGCTGCAATTCCTCTAATGCTTATTGATGGAATGGGAAAAGTTTATGGTGAATATGTAATTGACCGAGTAACAGAAATGCAAAGCAACTTCATTGCAGGAGGCAAACCAAGAAGACAAGATTTTACTTTAGAGATTTCGGCTTATGGCGAAGACCTGAGAACAGGTAGCTCAGAAGGTGGAGGTGGTAATTCAGGCGGTGGGATTTCAATATGGGATCTTATCGGATGGGGGATTGATCAACTAGCATGAGCAAAATTTACATCACAATTCAAGATGACGAACTGGATCAAATCTGTCACGATTTCTACGGTTACGCCTCGGGATCTGTCGAATTAGTTTTAGAAGCTAATCGAGATCTAGCAAAAGAACTTCCATACATAAGGGAAGGTATTCAAATTATTCTGCCCGAAATTCCAAAGCCAACAGTTAATCCAACGACTAGGCTCTGGGAATAATGAAGCCCGATTTTTCTGTTACTTCTAACGGCAATGACATTACTGCCGATATAGCAGATAGACTTCTCAAGTTATCTGTAAAAGACGAGGCAGGATTAAAGTCGGACACTTGTTCAATTGAACTAGATGATCGAGATCAAAAACTTAGCCTTCCTGCAACTGGGGTCGAATTAGAAATTAAAGTTGGTTTTGAAAATTTAGTAAGTTTAGGAAAATACACAGTTGATGAAGTAACAGTTAAACATCCTCCTAGTCGAGTTTCAGTAAAAGGGAAAGCGATGCAGGATGACTTCAAAACTAAGAAGACTCGGTCATGGGATGATAAATATATTTCTGAAATTGTTGCTCAAATAGGAATGGAACATGGTTTGAATTCTAGGGTTGCTTCCCAATTTCAAGGAATAAAAATTGAACATATAGACCAAACAGAAGAAAGCGATATTAATTTTTTAACACGTTTAGGAAAGGATCATGGAGCCGTAGTAAAGCCAGCAGGAGGGATGCTTCTTTTTGTAAATCAAGGGGAAGGAAAAAGTGCATCGGGACAATCATTGGGAACTGCAGAAATATTATTGGAAGAATGTATTTCATGGTCAGCAACAGTTAGTGAGAGGGGTAATTATGAAACAGTTACAGCCCGATTCAACGATAAAGAAACAGGGTTAGAACAAACAGTTTCAGCAGGGTTAATCACAGGAAATGAAGATGGCTTAACCCATAAAATCAAAAAATTATATCCGACAGAATTGGAAGCCTTAGACGCAGCCGAGTCTGAATTAAAATCGTTGAATACTGGAAAAATTTCAGTTAATCTGACGATCATTGGGCGAACGGATATTTTTGCAGAACGTCCAATAAAACTGACAGGATTTAGATCAGATCCAGTTTCAGGAAATTTCACGATTCATTCTGTCACTCACGAGCTATCGAGTAACGGTTATATCACGAAAATAGACTGTTCCAATAAAGACGCATCCTAAAATTAGAAAGGGGTCACGATTGGATATGAAAGAAGAGTCCGTTTCTCAATTGCATATTTACAAAGTGTTAGTCGAGGTGAAGACGACCCTTGATCTGACATTAAAGCAGATTGATGAAGACAAAAAAAATGACGCACTAGAAAAAGAAGAAATTTTCAATCGCTTGAACACACTGGAAAAGCGAATGGCTCAAGTTGTCATCATCGCAGTCGTGATCTCTATGGCTTTACCTATAGGGATTAACGTCATGTTAAAAACAAAAACACTACAACCAAACATCGAGCAACCTCGCTAAATAGCGATATAATTTGAAAGGAATACCCTTGGAACTTTTATTAGCAATGGAAGAGACTAACAAAATTTTTGAAATATTGGCGGCACCTCAAACATGGATCGTGCTTACAGCAATTTCTGAAATTGTAGGTATCACACCAAAACTAAAGTCAAATTCAATTCTTCAACTTCTTCTTTCAGCACTTTGGGCAATTAAGCCAAAAAAGAGCTAGAAGGGTTGATTCCCGAAGATACGCAATGGGTTTTGAGATTTAATACAGACCCACTTCGGGCGGTGAGACAATTCCTGCGATACATGAAATTTAAAACTTCTTTGAAAGGAAGATTAGATGCTGAAATTAATTCGGTCATTTCTGAGTGGGATAAGCAAGAACGAGCCGATATGGACGAGCCAGAAGTCATCGTCATCGATGGGGTTGCAAGAGGAAACAAGCTTTCCTCATTTGAAATCAAGGCACCTTGGAGGGTTCGACGAGAGAAAGATGATAGCCCAACTAAAGGCACATGAGGGTGAAAGATTATATCCCTATCGCTGCACCTCTGGAAAGCTAACTATCGGCATCGGTAGGAATTTAGACGATAAAGGTATAACGCCAAAAGAATCTGAATACCTATTAGCGAATGACATTTTATATCACAGTCAACTTCTTTTTGCGAAAGCACCTTGGATCTTAGAACTTAATGAAGTTCGACAGAGGGTGCTTGTCGATATGGCTTTCAATTTGGGGGTAGAAGGGCTTCTAAGGTTCAAAAAAACACTTGAGCAGGTTCGACTACGAAATTACAAGAAAGCCTCTGAAATGATGCTGCAAAGCCTCTGGGCAAAGCAAGTCGGGCAACGAAGTCGGATTTTAAGTATAATGATGGAAACTGGGGAAGATCCAGAACACTCACGATGGTAAAAGGAGACACTTTAGGTCGTTTCACTGTTTCAGTGAACGGCTGTCTCCAAACATATAACGACTTTAACGATATTCCTAATCGAATAGAATCTATACTACATTTCGAACCCAATGTCCCAACAGGGCCGCACACAATGGCTCAACATGCTGAGATAGAACATTGGAATTATCGACTTCAAATACTTATGGCGAGGTGTAAATAGATGGCTGCAGTCACAAGGGTAGGCGATCCGGATCTATTTCATTGTTCTGCGATGGTAAGAGCAACAGGAAATTCAACTGTGAAAGTAAATGGTCGTCCAGTTAGTTGTCAGGGGGATGTGAATTCTCCTCACTTAGTTCCTGCAGGGAAAAAGTGCAGAACTCATGCTCGTCCTATAGGGGTTGGATCTTCTACGGTTAAAGCAGGGGGAAGAGGTGTTGGTCGTGTTGGTGATTATATAGTTGGATGCACAGCCGTCGCAGGGGGTTCTTCATCGGTGTTCGCTGGCTAATGTATCACCCTGAACGTCAAGAAAAAGTGTATCGGTTTATACTTTAAGGACGTTCACCCACAAGGGCGCATATTTCATCAGCGTGGAACGGAGCTGATCAAATGGAGACTCACCATGTTCAAAATTGTAAGGATCAAGCCTGACACTTCAAAACTATGTTATCGAGGTGTTCCTTATTCTAAAAGTTCAAAGTAAGGGCTAATTCATCATTAATTGATTTGGCTTTATCGTTAAAAATATGAGCATATCTTTTTGTACTTTCAGGTGACTTGTGACCTAATAGCAAGCCCAGTTGGATCAAAGATGTATTGCCAGCATTAGCGATGTAACTTGCATAAGTATGACGCAGATCGTGAAGGCGAAAGTCTTCTAGGTCTGCTTTTTCTTTGTAACTAATCCAGATCCTTCGATACCCATTGAGAGGCTTATCAGGTTCTAGACCAGCAATAACCCATTCCGAGTTCGTTTTAGATTTTAGGTCTTGCAATATTTCCAAAGCCTGTTTGCCTAAATTTATAAATAAAGGTTTATCAATTTTATGCCCTGACTTGTGATGCTCTTTTGGAATTTGGATATATCCCATTTCCCAATTTACCCACGACCAACGACATTCCATAATATTTCTAAGTCTTGCACCTGTAAGAAGTAACAGTCGAACACACTGGGCAAACCTCCAACGCAGAGGATCAGTTTCTTCTGATAACACTTGTGAAAGCCGTTCAAGTTCGTCCCTGCTAAGAAATCGGTCTCTCTCATTACCATTCAAAAAAGAAACTTGAGAAGCAGGGTTGAGGGCGTTTTCAGGTAGTATTTCCCATTCAAAGATCGCTAGGTTATATGCTTTCCGAAGTACCTGAACACACTTTCCAGCCGTAACAGGTTTCGGATGACCCCGAACAAAGTCTTTCACTTGTTTCCTACTTAACTTTGAAATTTTGTTTTTACCTAAAGCAGGAGAGATCCAGTTGTTTATATATCCTTTATCGTTTGCAATTGATTTTTTTCGTGGTTCTTGGTGAACTATGTATCGAGCTAATAATTCTGAAACAGTGATTTCGCCTTGCTGTTTTTTCTTTTCTGCTTGTGGGTCGATCCCATCAAAAATTCTGTTGTATTCCCCCTGAGCTTTTTTGGTAGCCTTAGCCAAACTAATTTGATCGGCTTTACCTATTTTGTAATCTACTGGCTGACTTTTATATTCAGGACGATATCTAAGAATATAAGTTTTTACTCCCGAGGGATAAATCTTTAATATAAATCCCGGAACTTTGGAAATTTTTAAAGTATATCTCTTATTTCTTGGTTCTAAATTATCGACATCACTTTGCTTCATAGACACACCTCAGACACACGACTTCAAATTATTTCGATGTATATTGCCTATATGGGAAGTAGGTTTGAGACAAGAGAAAAAATTGGATTTTTTTATTTAATTTCAATGAATTAGATACTTGGAAATACTCCTAAAATAAAGGTCATATCTAGGCATTTAGATCGCCTCATAACCTGAAGGTCGTAGGTTCAAATCCTACTCCCGCAACCAAAATTCTTAAGTGATATCAGTCACTTAGACCGTTCAGCTTTTTATGAAATATCTCTACTTTTTTAGGTGGACACACGACAGGCACACAACGCTTATCATTCGGGCCGAAGTGCCTTTCTTCTTTCGTGCGAATCCTATGACAATTTGCACAACGAATATCACACTTTGCGACCTCCTCTGCTAATGTTTTCAGAGATACACCTCCAGCAACCCTTCTAGAAATAATGAAACTTTTTTCTGATGGGATGCGATGGTCGAATTCTAAGACTCGAATATCTGTATTACCACAATCGACACAAGGATGCGTCAGAAGATAGCCTTTAACCCATTCTCGGGCCTTTTCTTGCATCTTCTTTTTTCGAATTAATTTTTGTTGCCTTTGCCGATCTTTGTCGGTCATTGGCTAAGTATTTTTTTTGCCTCACTAATTCTAGTGATAGGTGTCAACCTACTTATCGCAAACTTAGAAAAGATGTATTCTGAGGAGGCAATGCGGTGGATGAAAATGGCATGGATAAAATTGAAACTTCCACTTGAGGAAGAATTCGAAGTTGAACAGCAAGCAAGATACATATTGAATGAAGACAGCGTGGACGAGCTTCAAGAATGTGCTTCCACCCTTTTCAAATCGCTTTACTATCAACAAAATTTGACAGCCCAATTATTTCGACAGTGTGCCGAGCTTGAATATAAAAATGCCAAATTAATGAAAAAAAAGTTGCCTTCTAAGCAATACATGAAATGGGCAAGATCGCTATATCCCCACGAGCCTCCTAGTGCCGCAGAAAACGATATTCACGCATTTATGGACGAGTAGAATAAATGGAACTACTCCAAGCCCAATGATCGACGATTCAATGTGGTTAGATGTAGATCTGCCATTAGAACTGAAATTTAAACTAGAACGACTTCAGCGACTAATGGACAACCTCGATGAGGACGAACTTCGACACGTTGCCAAAGCATCGATGACACATAATTTCCACCTCATGCACTATGCCAAACAATCGGTCAAAAAAGTTGCAGAACTTGAAGAACAAAGACCAAACAGGAAAACTCGTAAGGCTCCATCAAAAAGCCGAAAAGTGCAAAAGCCGAAAGAAGGCTCAGAAGATATTGCTTAAGGCTGAAAAGTTAATGCCCACTTCTTAGCAAAATCCATTGCCTCGGATCTTGTTTGAAATGGGCCTTCATAATATCCGTGACCATTGCACAAGACCCACGCATTGAAATAAGTGTCTAAGCCGTAATACATAGGAGAAACCCCATAAGCCTCATATAAGAGACCATTAGGGGAATAGGCGGTTGCGTTAATCAATTAATTGCTTTTGGCTCTGAGTAAATGCCAAATCCTACTTTTAGAATATCAACTTTATCTAATGCGGTCTCAATATTTTTGAATACCCACGCATGTTCAACAATGGGACAGATAGCAAGGGCAGGAGGAAGAACTAAGCCTTCGCCCTGCCCATAGGGTGCAGAAATCCATAAACCTTTATGAATTAATCCAAAAACTTTGTGCTGATTCCATCTTTCTCTAATTGATCGCAAGCCTTCGATATGCCGTAATGGCAATCCCGAACGGTCATCTCGGTCAATGTCTCTGTCAAGCAGTAGAATAATCCTGCAGCAAGGCTGAAGCAAAATAGGCTGCTGAGAAATACGTCTCTTAGATTAGCTTTTCCTGATTTTTGGTGCAATGTTTTGGGGTTAGACATAATCCTCTCGATAATCGGAATAGTTTGATGTGTATTTGGGCTTCGCTTTAAGTTGGTCTCTTAAAGCTTCATTCTCAGTTTCCAACCTTCTCACCCGATGGACAAGGTCTATGAGATCTAAATAACTTGTATCAGACCTTCTCTTCTCGGCTGAAAGTGCGTTTATAATACTGTTTGCTAATGTCATTTACACACCTCTTGATTGATACCGATGCCGAGTAATGTTCCTAGTGGAATTGACCATCCATAAGCGTCTTTCTCGCTTACAGCAGCCGCAAGACCGCCTCCAATAAGCCCCCCAGTAGTCGCAGATGCTTTGCAGCCTTCTTTTGATATGGGTTGCTCTCTAGGTGTTGGCGTGTGGCAGGGGATGGGAATTTTTTTGCGATCAACTGTTACTCGTCCAGTGATCCATCGGTCTCCAACTTGATAGCCCCGAATATACCTTTCTTCAAAAACCTCTTTGAAACACCCCCTCTCGTAGTGAACGTGATGGGCGTTGGCGTGGCTCATTGGTACGAGCAAGAGAAGGGGTAATAGATGTTTCATAGGAATCGAATTGGTAATCGATGATGACTTGTTTTATTTGGGCAACTAGCTCGGGGGGCCAGTTGGGGATCTTGTTTGAGGTGTGAGCATCGATAGATGCGATCATTTCGTCTTTAGTCAATTTCAATCTTTTTCCTCCGATTTGATTGTTACTTCGACATCTAGTCCGAAACCCTCGGCTAGTTCTTGTGATCCTCGCACAAACATTTCAACCATTTGTTTCACATCTCGACCTTTGTAAACAACGTCATCAAGTTCGAATTGATAATTGGCTTTATTGGAACAATTGCGAAGAAGTTGAAGAGATTTGTTCAACTTGAGAACTCGCTCGGGGAAGACCCTCTTGAAGCGATCTTGCATTGCTGCTTTGCGTTCTGCGTTCATGGTTAAAAAGTTTTAGAAACGATTTTGGGGATAGATAGACTTAAGCCTGTATTTTTTTCGAATAATTCGAATAATTGGCTGGCTTGAACGTCGGTGTATTTTGCAACAGGTTTCACATAAGCTCGGAAACCATTTTTTGCAGTTGGTTTCTTATAACGAATAAATTTCATCGCATAAGAATCTGACTTGCGAAGATAGGTGATTTCGCACATGTTTACTTTCTTGTCTGTCTCACCTGCGAGCATGTGAACGAAACGAGTTGTGACGTTCTTTGTAGCAGGGTCAGACGTGTATCCAAAATTTCGTGCGTTGGTCATCATTGCTAATCGACCTTTGCCACCCATTTGATTGAGGGTAGTGTCAGAAATAAATTCGGGGGAATAAGTGTTGATCATTTGTACCAATTGCGAATAACAGAATTAGCAAGGCGAAGTTGTTGTCTTGCGTGACGTGAAGGCTCTTGTCCTTCTAAACGTGCTATTGAGATAGTGTTTTCCCAATAGTTTTTTTGATCGATCCAGTGTTGAGGAAGAATGGTTGTCATTATGCTTCTCCTTTGGTGACTTTTGTATAAAGTTCTTCAAGTAGTTGAGGGCTGTCTAAGCACTCATCAACAAGTTGAGGAAGTGTTTTGCCAGTTTCAGGATTGAAACCGCCTTCATCTAACTCAAGAATCGTGTTTCTTAGGAAGTTGACTGTCGTCATTGCTTTCAGGGGTTGGGGGCTTTCTGCCCATGAATTAATAATCCCGCAGAATGGGATATTAGACAATACCTATCACAATATATATACATTCAGTCACATTTATCGGCTGATATTATTGGTGCGAATGAATGTTTGCCCTCGGGCCAAAATTGTTCAACACCTTGCCATTCTGAAATTTTTCTGGTGATGAAATAGTTTTTATTAACTGGGACATCCCTTTCAAGCCATACAGTTTTTTCAGTGCGTCTTAAAACCTTATATTTGAAAATACAGTTGTGATCCCCGATGGATCTAGTTGAATACCATTTTCCTGCGATGAATTTAGTTAGGGGCATTTTGGGGGGGGCGAGTAATTTTGCAAAATTGGTCGGGGGTTGACACGCCTGCTCATCATCGAGACTCCGCACTGTTATCCCCCGAAGGGCGAAGCTTAGTGCCTCGACCCTCTGAACTGGGTGTATTGGGTTAGAACACCATTAGCAGAATTTGAACCGTAACGGTAATTCCAGATCAACTTAGCCTGAACGTAAAATGCCTCGGTCAAACTGTCATTTTTGCCGTATGCAGTTCCTTCGATGCGATTACCATTTAGACGGAAATTAGCTTTATAGAAATGCTCATCTTCTTCTAAATATTTGTTCATTTTGCCTTCAAACTGAATTCGAGCTTTTTCGACTGTTGCTTTTGCTGCTTCGCAAATCGCTTCAGTTCTAAGTGAAACACCTTTGAAAGTTTTGGTCGCCTTTACTGGATATGTGTCTTTGATAGGGGTGATTTCAAATTTGCAATTTAGGAATGAATTTCTTTCGTACTTTCTCCATTGCTCGTAATAACCATATTCAGCCCAACGATCTTCGAATTGTGGCTTAGGTGCATTGAAAAAATCTCTTGCTTCTTTGGCTAAATTTTTGGCTTCGTGAACGTACCTGTTTAAAGTGATAACAGTGTACTCTTGAAGAATTTCTAGAGGGATTTCGAACTTTTTGGTAAGTGTTGCGGTCATGGGGGTGACTGATTTGTATGAACTAAATATAACATGACTTTTCATACACTGTGTCATATATGTGATCGAATATATATATTCTGTAATATTTAGATCAGATTAGTATTGTCCTCCCATTGGTCGATCACTAGGAAATTGAAGGATAATGAAATGCGATCTTCATCGGTTGTATTGGTTAAAACTTCATGCTCAAGAAAACTTGGAAAAACACAGATTTTTCCTTCTTTTGGTTCAATAAAGTTTTGAACTGACCAATGCGGCTGAACCTTGGTCGGGTTTTTATGACGACCATAAAATGCTTCACTTTGGATCATTGCCCTGCTGCTTTCTTCACTAACTACAAAATGACCCCCATTTTCGGGAGCCTTTAACCATACGACTCCTGAATACATCGATCCGGGATGATTGTGTCTCACGTTTAGACCATGTTTTCGATTTATGTTGAACCATGCGTTTGATAGGGTTACATATCCCTCTCGGTCTTGAGAATGAATATATTGAACTGCATTTCCTATCTCGCCCAGTAGATCATTCACTGGATCTTTTTTATCTGGGTTATATAAAATATCTTTTGATTGAAAATTGTCTTGACCTTTATTACTTCTCATTCTGGGCTTGGTCGTTTTCTCATATTCATAAATTTGGTCGATTACAGGTTGAAGATCATAGTCTTCTAATTGAGAAGTCCAAATTGGTTTTGGAAAATAATAGTCACATTTAATTTCAGGCATTTTCTTGTTCA